AACAGTTAAGCAGTCATTCATTTCAACTGTAACTCCAATTTTGGATAGCATCAGAGGCAACAGAGGTATCTCAGACTACAGAATCGAGGTTAACGACTCAATCGAGTCAAGAGAGAGAAGAGAGCTTCCATGTAAGATTTACTTCAAGCCTTACAATGCTCTTGAGTACATAACAATCGATTTTATTTTATCCCCAGAGGGGGTCTCTTTTGACGATATTTAATATTTGATAGAATCAAATAAACCAATAAAAAAACTAGAAAGATAGTCTTTCTAGTTTTTTTTTTGGCTAAAAATTTGTTTATTAAAAAAATATTACATATCTTTGCACCAGAAGGAGTGGTTTTTGAGTTTAGTAACTATTTATATTAAAATAGAAGGAAGTATGAAATGTAATTTAGAAAAAGTAATAGACAAAGCAAATGAAATTCATAATCACAAATATGATTATTCGTTAATCCATGAGTACAAAAATAACAGAGTAAAATATCCAATTGTGTGTCACGAAAAAGATAAAAATGGTATTGAACATGGTGTTTTTTATCAAGATTTTGACCATCACATAAATAGAAAACATGGATGTCCATATTGTAGTGGAAATGCCAAGAGAACAACTGAATCATTTATCAATGAAGCAAAAAAAGTTCATGATGGGAGGTATGATTATTCAAAGTCTGAAGTAAATGGGACACATAATAATGTATGCATAATTTGCCATGAAAAAGACGAAAATGGTGTAGAACACGGTGAATTCTGGCAAAGACCAGTAGACCACATTCGTGGTCAAGGTTGTCCTAAATGTAAATGTAAAAGAATATGGGATAGTAGAGGGAGATTAACAGTGGATAATGTTAAAGAACAATTTAAAAATGTTTATGGAGATTTATATGATTATTCATTGTTTACTAAATATTCCAATAATAGAACAAAAATACCAGTGATATGTAAAAAACATGGGATATTTTATGTTACTCCAAATAACCATTTAAGAGGTAGGGGGTGTCCTCATTGTGCTCAAAGTAAGTTAGAAAAAGAGGTCTTTAACTGGCTATTAGAAAATAAAATTGATTTTATTAGTCAATATAGATACGATAAGACTAATAATAAAAATTCACTTGATTTTTATCTTGTTAAAGAAAATGTTGCAATAGAATGTCAAGGGAGACAGCATTTTAAATCAGTAGATTTTGCTGGGAGAGGAGAAAAATGGGCTGAGGAAGAATTTGAGAAAAATTTGCATAGAGACTTGTATAAAAATAAGTTATGTAAAGAAAAAGGGATAAAATTGTTATATTATATCCCAAAAAAGAATACAGTACCTTATTATAAGTCTAGCAAAAAGTTTGATGGACTTTACACAAATGATAATGTTTGTAATAATATGGAACAATTAAAAAAGAAAATAGAGGGTGTTTCATTCGATGATATTTAATTGAAATATACTAAATAAAAAAGAGGGAGACTAATAATCTTCCTCTTTTTTTATGTATTTAGCATCAACGTAATCAGTTAGCCAAACCCCATTGTTGGATAAGTAGAATTTTATGCCATCCTCATACATCTGTTCAGAATCAATTAGTAGTACATATGGCGTACCGTGTCTAGAACCCACTTTTAAGGCTGTTTCTTCGTCTTTTGACAAGTGAACGTATAATCTTTCACCTTTTAGGATTCCTCGCTTGTAAATCGATTCTAATGCCTTTGTTGACGTTCCGTGATATAATATATTAGGCGGTATTGTTTCAGTTAATCCAACATCTACATTAATTGAATGCCCTTGTCTTGCACGTATCTTGGTATGGGCTTCATTGAACTCATAACGTTTCTTGTTATTTGTTTCGACTATTTCTTCAAGAATTTCATTTGTATATCCTTGATTTTTGATTAGTTCTGAAACATTTCTCCAACCATTATGGTCAATTATACCATTATCTAATGCTTCCTTATCATGTCTTAAAAGGAAAGCAAGGTGTTTACCTTTTGATATTAATAGTTCCTTTTTATCCATATTTTTTTGCAAAGATATTAAAAAAAATTGAATTGGCCAAATATATAGCAATATTTTTAACGTTAATTAATATTTATATAGAAATAAACGTTTATTAATTATGAAAAAGAATTTTAAGAATGTTTTAGAAGAGTTGAAAACTTTGAAGAAACAACTCTCAGAGGATTATATATTCAATGGTGACGAGGGCGCAATGGATGATGGAATGGGTATGGAAATGTCTCCAGAAATGGGAGAAGAGCAGCAACCAGACCCAAGTATGGTTCAGCCACAGCAACAGCAAATGATGGGTCAAGGTGACTCTGAGGAAGAGATTGCAATGCACGCTCAAGAGGTCATCCAACATGAGCCAATTATCGGTAAAATCAGGGAAACAGCAATTGAAGGTTTAAAGAAATATGCAGACCACCCTACATCAAGCTTGTACGAATTTTTCAAAAAAGTGTTTCTAGAATCAGACAAAGTTCTTACTGATACAGGAAATAAAAAATAGTGAACTTATATACTTATTGGTAGTAAACACTATGCAAATGCAGTCATAAATTACTGCATTTTTCTGCATTTGCTTATATATTATTTAAAAATAATGAATCAAATATGTATATATAATATGAATAAGAAACTCATAAGATTAACAGAAGGAGACCTTCATAGAATTGTAAAAGAGTCGGTAAATAGAATATTGAGCGAAATAGATTTAACAAATAAGCAAATTAGAAACATTACAGGAATTTTAGATGACGATGAGTTAAATGCTGCATGTATGGCAGAAGATGAAGATGATTTGGAATCTAGTATTGTAAAAGATTTAAAAGATAAATATGGGTTTTATAATATATATGACAAAGGAGCTGTTCTTGACTTTAATTTTATTAAAGAATTACTAGAACAAAAATATGGAATGAATTATTTGGGATTTGACGAAAAAGACGATTCACATTCGTTTAGAAATAATGATTTTGTTGTGGTAATATGGTCAAAAGAAAATTACCCAAGACTTTCAAAATTCCACCTTCAAAACATACATGTATATCGTGCATAAAAAGGGTAATCAGCAGTGGTTGCTCTTTTTTTATGCTGTATTATGATGTGTATACCAAGACGTAATATACTCTGTTATGGAATTGTATAGTAAAAAAAAGATACAAAAAATATGCAAGATTTCTATTAGTCTTGCAGATTCGTGCATTTCTTTTCAAGAAAGTATTTTTGGAAAGTGATAAGGTATTAACTGACACAGGAAATAAAAAATAAGGTACTGACGTTAATCAGTACCTTTTTATATTAAAAAATACACAATATACCATGTTATCCAAATTTGGATTATATGTATTGTTTGGTCAGTTGTAAGACTTATTTTTAGTTGATTACATTTCAAGTCATCAACATACATATGAATAAACATATTGCAGCATATTATTATACCTAGTATGCTTGGGGTAATGTTAAAAAACCAAAGCGGAATAGAGATAATTATTGACCAAGACAGAGAATGAATCGTCAATGCAGTCATGTAGTCATACTTGTACATATCTTTATATCCTTTTTGCTTTAGCCACCAATTTTTCTGCTTCATATTACCCAATATTCCTTGTAAGTGGAAATCATCTATGATATGCAGTAATATCATTAAAAAAAGTATTTTTAGTTCCATATTGCAAATATATAAAAAATAATTTGAAATAATAAATGAGAATAGATTAGTTTCTATCCTCATTTTTCCATATATATACCAATGACCCACAATCGTATATTCGGTGTATTCCTCTTTCTTCCATTATTTCTTTTTCTGATTTTTCTGGGTCAAAACCTTCTTTAATTAATTCTGATTTTCTATATTTAAATCTATTTTTTCTATTATTGCCAATTATGTAATAGTAGTTTGGCTGTGAAAGATGGGATAAAGTAAATCCCAATGCTTCATACATATTACCAATGCTCCATCTATAATCGCAGTAGGATGTTATTAGCGTTGGACTATAGTTTGTTATAAAATATTTAAATAGTTTACTTGCACCGCCAACAATATTTGTATTAAGTTTATTACAAAAACGTAAGAGTTCATATTCATTTTCTAATGATGTTTTTCTGCCTAAATTGATTCTAGGTTTACCGATGCACATTAGTGATACTAGTTCACCATCGTGATATAGTCCTAAATTTATTTGTGAATTAATATTTCCTTGTATATGATTTTTTTCTAAAAATTCTTTTTTCTCATTGTCATTAACATTTTGAATGATACATTTTCTAGCATATATTTTATTTTCAGTTTTACCGATTATATTGCGTATAATGCTTTTAACAATTTCTTTTTTATTCATCCATTCATCTTCAAAGATATGAACAAGTCGTATTCCTAATTTTTTACATTCTTCTGTTTTATTTAGATGATAATTTTTATCTTTAAATTCATCAGAGTGCCATTTTAAGCCATTATATTCAATTCCTATGTTTAATTCTGGTATTAATATATCAATTTCTTTATTATTGCTTAGTATGCCTCTAATTTTAGTTTCAGTTTTAACACCAAAAGATTTAACATAATCTTCAATTTCTTTCTCAGCAAGCGACATATTGTTGCCGCATATTGGGCATCCGTGACCATTGAGGTGGTCATTCGCCCTTTGCGTAAAATCTCCGTGAATGGGGCAAGTTATTGTAAGCGATTCATATGTACCTTTATATTTTGTTTTGTCATAAACGTATTTATTGTTGTGAATTTTCGAAGATTTTTCAATAAAATCATTTGTTGTTAATGTCCTTTCTTTTGCTTTTTTAATACCACTGCATTTTGGGCATCCTTGACCTAAAAGATGCTTGCTAGGGGTTTGCCAGAATTCACCATGTTCTTTGCATATTATACAAACCTTTTCATGCATTTTAGTAAATACAACTTTGGAATAATCATAGCTATCGCCATGTTTCTCCTTAAACAGTTCTATAACCTCTTCAGTGTTTAACCCCCTACCACTGCATTTAGGACAACCTTGACCTAGTAGATGATTCATTGGAGTCATCCAGAATGTTCCGTGCTTTAAGCAAAGTATTGGAACTTTTGTCATTGCATTAATGTAAGAGTCTTTATCGTATATATATTTACCATCATGCAAAACAGTTGCACGTTTAATGAATGTATCACCATCAGACCTAAATGTATCACCTCTTTTGATGTTTGCACATTTTGGGCAACCTTGACCCCTTACATGACCTTGTGGAGTTTGCCAAAATTCGCCATGAATGGGGCATATGATACATACTTTTGTTAAACTATCAATATATTCCACTTTAGAATAGTCGTATTTATCACCATGCCTATTTTTAGACTTTTCAATGAATTTTGCTTTTTTATCTACCATATTATGTTTCTTTTGCTATTATAAATACTTTGCAAAAATATAAAAAATATATTAAAATTCAAAATTTTAGCAGTAAAAAATTAATATTTGTATATTTATATTAAAATAAAAAGAGAATAATAATAATCTAGATTAAAAAAAGAATAAGAATTATGAGTGATTTACTTTTGAAAATGCCGCTCAATTATGAGCCGCTCAGGAAAAACAGATGGTTGTTGAGATTTCCAGCTGACCTAGGTATCCAAGAGTGGTGGTGTCAGAGCGCAAAGCGTCCATCAATCAAGCAAGAAGGTAAGGCTATTCCGTTCCTAAATACAGAGACATACGTTGTAGGTCGTTACACTTGGGATGAGATTCAAGTTACCTTGAGAGACCCAATCGGCCCATCTGCTTCACAAGCTGTTATGGAGTGGGTACGTCTTCACTCTGAGTCAGTCAGTGGTAGACAAGGTTATGCAGCAGGTTATAAGCGTGATGTTGAGCTTGAAATGCTAGACCCAACTGGTGTTGTTGTTTCTAAATGGATTTTAAAGAACACCATGTGTACCGCAGCAGATTTTGGTGATTTGGATTACAGCCAAGATGATTTGGCCACTATATCACTTACCTTGAGATTTGACTACGCAATTTTGTGTTACTAATTGATTATCAGCGAGTTACAATATTTTATTGAAGTGATTTGTGGGGGCTATCAAATAAAAAAGTCAAAGAAATTGTGGCAATTTCTTGCGAATTAAGATATTTATTTATATATTTGCAAAATAATATGTAAGTAAATATCTTTTTTATGGGGTTAAAAAAACAAATTATACAATTTAAAGATGGAAAAGAGGTTGCAGTATATAATTCTGCAACTGAAGCAGCAAATGCAGTGGAATCTACTAAAAGTAATATATCTAAATGTTGTCTAGGTAAGATAAAACAAGTTAATGGTTTTACATTTAAATATTCTGGTGAATTCACCAATCAACAGAAAAATGATGGGGAATATAAATGCCCATATTGTGATAAAAGGTTTGAAACCTATAATGGGTTATGCAAACACATATTTAGGCACAAAGAGCATGGTGATTATATTACTCAAGAACAATTGCTAACTGATTACAAATATGGCGGCATTAGACCAAAATGTAAATGTGGGTGCGGTGAATATACTGAAATAAGATATGATGGTGGTGTCCATTTTGCAGATTATATGCGTGGTCATCATTCTAGGGTTCATAATAATTGGGGTCATAATGAACAAGCAAAACTACATTCTGCCGAAACTAGAAGGGGGCAATATAAAAATGGAGAAAGAATACAATGGAATAAAGGAAAATCTTGGAAAGAAACATTTACAGAAAACAAGATAAAAGAGTTAATGAAAAATTATTCTGATGAAAGTAGAAATAGTAAAATAGCAGCTAAACTTAAAGGTGTACCAAAATCTAAAGAACATGCTGAAAAATGTAGACAAAATGGCAGAAGCGAAAATTCTATTTTAAGAAATAGGGAGAAAATGCGTAAAATGTTAACTGAAACTGAGTTTTCTTTATCATCTAAAAAAGAAAAAGAATTTATAGAATATTGTATTAAACCATTAGGAATAGATTACGATACCCAGTATTATTTGAAAGACATTCACCATTATTGTGATGTATATATTCCTAGTAAAAATATGATTATTGAGTTTCAAGGTGACTATTGGCATGGAAACCCTAATAAATATTCTAATGACGAACTTAGTGAATTCCAAAAGAAAAAAGTTACTAAGGACAATGAGTTGAGGGAATATTGCAGTGAAAATGGAATTAATCTTATAGAGATATGGGAGTCAGATTATGATAAAGATTCTAATGGCGCTAAAACGTTATTGGAGGAGCAAATAAATAAAAAATAGGATTCCGTTTTTAGAATCCTATTTTTTTGTCTTTTTTCTTATTGCCATTGTCCTCAGTATGGTATATCTGTGCTAGTGTCATCGGTTCAGTTGCCGTTGGCATAAGTGCTTGTGTTTTTTCCAATGACAGTTTTTTGAACTCGTAGATAAGCGAAAGTCTTCCCTCACGCATTACAGCTTTGTCTATCTTACTTGGTGGGCAGTTGAATGTGCAGACGAATTTGATGGCAAATGCTTCACCTATAATGCCGTCAGTAAGGTTCA